CATTGGGATTACATCTACGAACCGGAAGCTGTTGAGATTTTGAACGATTTACTAGTTCGCTATATTGAGTCTCAAGTATATCAAGCTGTTGTTGAAAATATTGCCTGTGAGCAAGCTGCACGTATGCTTGCCATGAAAAATGCAACAGACAACGCCGGTGATATTATTGATGAATTACAGTTGGTGTACAACAAGGCTCGCCAGGCAGCGATCACTCAGGAAATTTCTGAGATTGTAAGCGGTGCGGCAGCGGTTTAAGGTATTTAGGTATTAAGAGGATCCGAACATGAGTAGCGGACAAATCGTACAGATTATAGGCGCAGTAATTGATGTGGAATTTCCACGTGATGCTGTACCAAAGATATATGATGCCCTTACCATTGATGGTAAAGAGTTGGTGTTGGAAGTTCAACAACAACTAGGTGATGGTATGGTACGTACTATTGCAATGGGCTCAACCGAAGGTATGAAACGTGGTTTAACAGTAGTAAATACTAGCAAACCTGTTTCTGTTCCAGTCGGTGAAAAAACACTAGGCCGTATTATGGACGTCCTAGGTAACCCAATTGATGAAAAAGGCCCTATTGGTGAAGAAGAGCGTTGGTCTATCCATCGTGAAGCCCCAAGTTATGCGGATCAGTCTTCAGACAATGACCTTTTAGAAACAGGCATCAAGGTTATCGACCTTGTTTGCCCTTTCGCTAAAGGTGGTAAAGTTGGCTTGTTTGGTGGTGCCGGTGTTGGTAAAACCGTAAACATGATGGAGCTTATCCGTAACATTGCACATGAGCACAGTGGTTATTCTGTGTTTGCTGGTGTAGGTGAGCGTACTCGTGAAGGTAACGATTTTTACCATGAGATGACCGATTCGAATGTAATCGATAAAGTATCTCTAGTATACGGACAGATGAATGAGCCACCGGGTAACCGTTTACGTGTTGCTTTGACTGGTTTAACCATGGCTGAAAAATTCCGTGATGAAGGTCGTGACGTATTGTTCTTCGTAGATAATATCTACCGTTACACACTAGCGGGAACAGAAGTATCTGCATTGCTAGGTCGTATGCCTTCAGCAGTAGGTTATCAGCCAACGTTGGCAGAAGAGATGGGTGTTCTTCAAGAACGTATCACTTCTACTAAAACAGGCTCGATCACTTCTGTTCAAGCGGTATATGTACCAGCGGATGACTTAACTGATCCATCTCCTGCAACCACTTTCTCACACTTGGATGCAACGGTTGTATTGTCTCGTGATATCGCTGCTTTGGGTATTTACCCTGCGATTGACCCTTTAGACAGTACCTCTCGTCAACTTGATCCTTTAGTTATTGGTCAAGAGCATTATGACGTAGCTCGTGGTGTACAGACTGTATTACAGCGCTATAAAGAACTGAAAGACATCATCGCTATTTTGGGTATGGACGAGTTATCTGAAGAAGATAAGCAAACGGTTAACCGTTCTCGTAAAATCCAACGCTTCTTGTCTCAGCCTTTCTTCGTAGCCGAAGTATTTACAGGCTCACCAGGTAAGTATGTTTCTTTGAAAGATACTATCCGTGGCTTTAAAGGCATTTTGGATGGTGAGTTTGATGCTTTACCAGAACAAGCCTTCTACATGATTGGTAGCATCGACGAAGCCGTTGAGAAAGCTAAAACACTTTAACCATGCATAACCACAGCTTTTATAGCTGTGGTTAAGTCTGATATTAAGAGGAAAGACTTATGGCTGTCACAGTTCATTGCGATATCGTAAGTACTGAGCAAGAGATTTTCTCTGGATCAGTAGAAACTCTTGTGGCGTCTGGTAGCCTAGGTGATCTAGGCATAATGCCCGGTCATGCACAATTACTGACTCCACTGATTCCAGGCCCTGTACGTGTGGTTAAAGAAGGTGGTGAAGAAGAGTTAATCTTTGTTTCGGGTGGCTTTCTTGAAGTACAACCACACCGTATTACCGTTTTGGCAGACACAGCCATTCGTGCACACGAGCTGGATGAAGAAGCCGCTCTAGAAGCAAAAAAGTACGCAGAAGAGGTTTTGAGTCAGAAAAATTCAGATATCGACTTCTCGCGTGCTGCTGCGGAACTTGCTGAAGCTATTGCTCGAATACGTACTATCAATCAATTACGTCAAAAGTAATTGATATAGTATTAATTGAGTAAATCAAAAAAACCATCTTTATGAAAATAGAGGTGGTTTTTTTATGGGCGGTTTTAAGTATTAAACGTGAGAGGTCTTTGTACTGCTTACGTTTCGCCATACAGATCAATTTGATACTTACTTTTATAAGAGCTGACTAAACGTTCAACATGGCGTTGTGTGTAATTTATTTTTAATGCAATACTACGATTGGATTCACCATGTCTTTTTAACTCAAGTAAGAGGTGATGTTTTACTTGGCGATGCACCGAATCGAGTGTTGGTAAAATCAATGTGTCATGTTGATAGCAGTCTACTAGAGTTGTGAAAGCCTTTGAGCCAATCGCTAGCTCAATTTCATGATTAGGTATTGGAACAGCAGGTATATATAAAGACACTCCGGGATAAAGAGCCGTTAATTTTAGTGCCGCTCTTAAGCCAATTACTTCGCTTAATTTTTGTAAACTGTGTGGTAAGAGGTCTTTATCTATTAATTCAAACGGTACTTCAGTCATTCAAAATTCCTTCCGTGAGTTGTAGACATTCCGCAATGATAACAATCGATATCTTAGAGTTATCTGCTGTCAGCTCATTGATATCTAATATATTGATATTATAGGAAAAATTATAATTTTATAATATAAATTTTAGTCAATGTTTCAACCAATTATGTCCTCTTTCTAATTTTATTTATGTCGTGATACTTGAATGTGGATTTTATTAAATTATTATCAATACTAAACAAGTATTACTATTTGATTTATATAGACTTTTTTACAAAAAAACGAATAATATCAACACGATTATATTCTCTTTTCTCTCTAGGTTTGTGCTGTCGCTCCGCCTGATATTTTTTTATCTTCCCCAAGCATATAAAAACTTACCACCGACATATGTCGGTCTGAAGATATTTTTTTATATGGAATATCATCACACGAAGAAAGCATCTTGAGCAGAATAGAGTCTCATTGATGTATGACTTTTCTTAATTATCCAAATGACAAAAGAACAAGGAAAGCGAATGGCCGTTAAAGAAGTAATGGATGCTATTCAAAGTACATTGCAGTCTACAGGGTTAGTAGCAACAGACTTTGTCTCCTTCTATTCTGGCAAGCCTACTTTTGAAGAACTTAAGTTGGTTAGCCTAGATTATCCCTCTTTATTTATTAGTTGTTTAAACTTTCAAGATGAAAGTGACGAGAGCAACAAAGCCGCATTATCTAATTATGAACTTGTGCTTGATGCTAATTTCATTGTTTCTGTCGTTGTTAAAAATACAGAAAACGCCGAAATACGAAATACTATGGCTCGTTTATTGGCTGAAGGTGTAATGCTCAATCTTATTGATCAAGATTGGGGATTGAAAAACTGTTTGATAGCTGAAAACCGGAGTGTAGAAGGCCTATTTGTAAATGCAGCTGAGCAAGGTAATTGCAGCATATGGCTTGTTTCGTGGTCACAATCTATCGGCTTAGATAAAGACGCTGCTCAAAGTGATATAAACGATTGGCTGCGTTATCACGCAGACCATTATAACCAAGATAATTCAGATCATATTATGGCGTCCTCGGACGTTGATATAGCTTCGTAATAATCAACAAGGACTTGCCGATGACTCAACCCAGAGATATTGATACGAAAGTAAATGTACGTCCAACAGAAGGACTACAAGTACGCAAAGAAAATGGCCAGATTATTCCTGAAAATGGTTGTGAGGTAATACTAAGTAAGTACTACCGTAACCGTATCAAGGATGGGGATCTAGAAATAATAAAGACCACCATAAAAAAATCAGCGCCAACCAAAAATGTAACTAAAACTAGCAAAGGAACTAAGTAAAAATGGCTATTTCATTTGATAATATTCCAGCGACATTGCGTAATCCTGGTACTTATATTGAATTCAATAATGAGTTGGCAGGAGCGTCGAGTACTCTATTTAAAGCAGTGGCAATAGGTCAACGCTTAACAGATGGAACGCAAGAAGCAGGTATTCCTGTTCGTGTTACTGATCCAAATCAAGCTAAGAACTACTTCGGTCAAGGTTCTATGTTAGCGCTTCAGTGTGAAGCCTTTCTTAATGCCAATACCGATACCGAGTTTTGGGCAATTGCACTAAATGATGATGATGCCGGTGCGAAAGCAGCGGGCAGCATTAAAGTAGATACAATACCAACAGCGGCTGGAACATTAGCACTTTACGTGGGTGGTTCTCGTCTGAGTGTTGGCGTTAGCGTTGGTGATACAACAGCAACGGTTGCGGCTTCAATTGCAGCTGAAATCAACTCAAATCTGGATTTACCTGTTGTTGCAACAGTAAGTACGTCAACCGTTACGTTAACGGCTCGCCATAAAGGTGAAGTGTTAAATGGTTTAGATGTTCGTGCAAATTATTATGGTGAAACTCTACCTGCTGGCTTAACGCTAACGTTCACAAGCTTAACCGGCGGAGCAGGCAATCCAGCTATTTCTAGTGCACTAGATGTGATGGGTGATGAATGGTTTAACTGGTTAGTTTGTCCTTATACAGATGTAGCGAATTTAGTACAGCTTGAAACAGAGTTAGGTGACCGCTTTGGACCAATGCGTCAAATTGGCTGTCGTGCTTTTATTGCTTATGCAGGTACTCATGCTGCAACAGGCACATATGGCTCAGCACGCAACAATGCTCACGTGTCTTGCTTAGCTATTGGTGCAAGCCCAACCCCTACTTTTATTGCCTCAGCTATTAATGCGGCCGTCGCTGCTAAATCTCTTAGCATTGATCCTGCTAGACCACTACAGACTCTTGTTCTCAAAGGCATGTTAGCGCCTAGTCGTCATGAAATCTGGAGTCGTAGTGAGCGTAACTTGCTTTTATATGACGGTGTTTCAACTTACACAGTGGGTACCGACGGAACATGTCGCATTGAGCGTCAGATTACTATGTATCAAACGAATGCAACGGGTCTTAGTGATGCCAGTTATCTTGATATTTGTACACCTGAAACCTTAGAGCGCATTCGTTATGAACAACGCCTAATGGTGGGTCAACAGTATCCACGTCATAAACTAGCAAGCAATGGCACTAATTACGGTGCAGGTCAGGCGATTGTTACACCAAACATTATTCGTGGTCAGCTATTAGCGCTATACCGTGAAATGGAAAACAAAGGCTGGGTTGAAGATTATGAAGCCTATGATAACAACCTGATTGTGGAAAGAGATGTAGATGATAGCAACCGTTTAAACTGGCGTGATACACCTAATTTGATCAATCAATTACGTGTGACAGCTGGCAAACAGCAGTTTATCGTTTAACCCACTTATTTTAATTATTAGGAGAAAATCATGGCTAAGGTTGCAAAGAAACTGTATTTCGATATTCCAGGCATAGGACGAGTAAATTCATTGCCAGGTTCTACTTTTGATCCAGGTGGTGAAAAGCGTGATCCTGTTATGGCTGATACGGGTGTTGTTGGTTATACCGAAGAACCTGTTGCTCCATCTTGCGAGTTTAAAATTGCCAACACAGCCGATATAAACCAAAGCATATTGCGCGATTTAGCTGGGGTTAATGTCTCTATTCAAGATGATAACGGCAGAAGCTGGATAATGAATGACTCTTGGATGGCTGAACCACCACAACTGTCTGGTGGCGAAATTTCCTGCAAAATGCAAGGTATCAAAGCAGATTTAGTGAGCTAATACTATTTGCTGCAATAGATTAATCAGAACAATAGAGGTAAACAATGGCACAACATAAAGTCACATTAGAAAAAGGCTTAACGGTCGGCGATAAGAATCACAACATTGCGACATTACGTGAGTTAAGTGCAGGTGATGTGATTGCCGCAATGGAAGAATCTGAACGAGTGATTATGGTACCTAATGGCAGTGGTTCAGTAGAACCTTCTTTATTGCTTTCTAATTCGTTGATGGGAGTAAATACCCTACGTCGCCAAATTGCCTCTATTGGAGATATTCAAGGTCCGATTGAGCGTGAGCAATTAGACCTTCTTTCTGACACAGATCTGATGTTATTGCAGCAAGGTGTACAAGAAATGGACGAAGCGGCCGCGCAAGCGATTAATAAGCGGGGGCGAGCTTAAGCTACGGGCTCAGGCAATAGAGAAAGCAATAGCCTTGCTTTCTCTTAAGTTGAACTGGACTCGTAGCGACTTTCTAGCTTTAACGGAAAGGCAATTTATTAGCACTTCTCTAAGCATTAAACCCAGTGAATCATCATAGGCAGATAATGGACGATTTGAAGACATCAACAGCTGTTAAAGTTACCGAAAATTTAGCGAAAAGTGCTAGTAAATATACTCGCTCGATTGAGCAAGTAGAGAAACAGGCTCTCGTGTTAAATGACTCAATGGATGTGTTCGGTAAAAGCTTAGATATAGTTGGCAATCGCTATAAAAACTTATTTTCTGATAGCGCTTCTGATCGTACTAATGTATCCAAAAACTCAGCACCAATTGTAGGGGAAGACACGTCAACCCCCCTTGCCCAAACAACGGGGCTTGCTAAAAGTTTTGAGTCGATAGGCAAAGGCTTTGATATTTTCAAAACGGCCGTTAAAGACATAAATACCGCTAAATCCATCGTGGATGGTTTTAAAAAAGGAGGCTTTAAAGAAGGAACTAAAGCATTAGATAAAGCAGAGTTTGGTTTTTTATCTTCCAACGAACAACCTGAAAAAAGTATTAAAGAAACAAAGCCCGACACGAAAGCGGATATTAAAAATACAAAATCTAATGAACAAAGTTCTTTTCCCTCTATTGGAGAAATTATTGGCACTGTTAAAAAGGGAATGGATGTTTATAGTGCTGGTAAATCGATTGTAAAAGGTTATAAAAAAGGCGGTGTTGGCGGCGGTCTAAACGCTATTTTAAAAACAGATGTTGGTGCTTTATTTTCTAGCGGTAGCGAAAAGGCGAATCCATCTTCTGGTAAGGAAAACAGGTCTGGAAGTGTTCAAAAAGTGTATGTGGTTAACATGAACCAGCTTGATTCAGGCGGCAGAAAATCAAAAAGGAATAGACGCCAGCAAGCTCGTAGAGGTGTGAGAATAAATAGGAAAGCAACATACAACCCTTCAAGTACAAGATCAAAATCTACCGGTTTATCAAAAATGTTTGGCAAGGTCTCAAAATTTGGCCCGCTAAAATATTTGTCCAGTGTAGTCCAAGGAGCAAACCTCCTCACCAATAACGAAATGAGTACCAAAGAAAAAACGATAGAAGCCACGAAGCTTGCTGGTAGCACCGGTGGTGCTGCTTTAGGAATGTGGGGTGGGGCAGCAGCAGGGGCTGCAATTGGATCTGTGGTTCCTATTGTTGGTACTGCTATAGGTGGAATTATTGGCGGATTAGTGGGTGGTTATTTTGGAGGCGAAGCGGGTGAATCATTAGCCACAGGAGTAACGAATGCCGTTACTGAGCCAAGTAAAGATAATAAACAAGAAAAACAAACGGCAAATATAAAAATATCGGTTGAAGGTGAAGCAAAAATTAAGAGCGTTGAAACCGAAAATATGAATTTGGATATTGCTGGTAGCTCAATGGGGAGTTTGTAATGGAATGGAAAAAGCGATTACAACAGGGCAGCTTTAGAAATATTACCTTTTATACACAAGAATCTTCTGGGCAAGGTGGTAGGCGAGTTGCTTTGCATGAATACCCACAGCAAGAACAACATTATGCCGAGGATATTGGTAAAAAAGCAGAATCAGAAAAGCTAAAAGTATTCTTAATTGGTACAGATTATGATTTAGCGCGAGATAAGTTACTAAAAGCATTAAATCAGCCTGGAACAGGCGAGTTAGTACACCCCCATCTTGGTAAAATGCCAATACAAGTAATGGAATATGATTGGACCATTAGTACTCGCCAAGGCGGCTATTGTGAATTCAATATACAGTATGTGCGTACAGGGAAACGAGTTTACCCAACAGCCGTTTCGGAAAGCGTTAATATTTTACAAGTCGCGACTAAAAAAGCGGAAGAAGCAGCGAAAATCGAATTAAGCAATACGTTTGATATTGATAATACCCCAGCCTTTGTTAAATCTGCCGCGTTACAACAAATGAACACAGCGATAGATAGTTTAAGTTCACTAAATGAAAAAATCGGAGGGTATGTCGAGTCTGTTTCTTCTAGCGTGGCGGACGATATTGATAGTTTTGCCAATGATGTCGGTAAGCTTTTGGGAACGCCCGCATTATTAGCGGAAGAACTTATCGCTATCGTTTCCGATTCTTTTGAAGAAATGCCTGATATGGAAGTTGTTTTTGATAGTTATAATAAATTACTTACTGAATTTGCGAGTACAGAACTCACACTTCCCAAAATATTAACACCGCATAGACAACAAGAATTAAAAAATAAATTGGCTTTAGACAGCTTACTTATTTCTTCGTCAACAATCGCCGCGACAAAAATGCTAGTTAATGAAAACTATATATTTACCACTATTAATCAAGCACAAGCAGCAAGAGATCAGCTACTCACTCAGCTAGATTACCTTATTGACAATGGCACAGACGAAGCCTATTCGACATTAGCTGACTTACAAACAGCCATTATGAGGCGAGTGGATGCATTAGAGCCTAACTTGGCACGAGTCAATACAGCGAAGTTAGAACAGTCGTTACCAACATTAGTGATGGCCTATAACTTATATGGTGATGCTCGTCGAGAGGTGGAGTTAATTAAGCGTAATGGCATTAAAAATCCCAACATAATAAAAGCGGGTGTTGATATTGAGGTTCTTAAGTAATGAGCTACCAAGATCAAATACTCGTGAAAATTGACGGCAAGGTTCATGAGTTTTGGACAGACGCCACCATAGCGCGTTCTATTGAACGAGGAGCACATTCTTTTGATTTAACATTAAGTGACTCTTCTGATGAGAATGCGCTAAGCACACCACGAGTCATTCAAGTGGGTATGAGTGTGCAAATCTATATCAATAATGAACAGATCGTATCGGGTTATATTGATAATGTGAAAACCAGTTATGATGCCACTAACCACACATTAAATATCAGTGGACGCAGTAAAATAGGCGACCTTATTGATTGCTCTACTGAGGGCAAACAATTCCCTATTGGGCAGAGTCTAGTGCAAATCTCTAAGGCATTATGTGAGCCATTCGGTATCAATGTTTTAGTGGGCGATAATGTGGCCGATGTGGCAGCTG